AGGGGTATGTGTGATACATACATCCCTCACATTGTTTCTCAATTAGGAAGTTACTTTCTAATGTAAGGGATTCTACTCCCCCAAGCGTTGAAACTCTTGAACTGCCAAAGATAATTCATTCTTATCATCATCGCTAAGTCCTTTAATAAACTTATCATCAGCACCCTTTACACCTTTGCGAATCCAAGCTGTTCTTGCTTTTGCTAAGTTAGTAATAGCCACAATTTCATTACCTTCATATCTCATTTGAGGTAAATCATTACAGAAATCAATATCATCTACTGACATCTCTTTAAGTTCTACTTCTATTCCAGATTTAAGTTTCATAATTATGCCACAATCACTTCTAATAGAGAGTTGCTACTTGAATCTGAAACTCCCTGCATAATTACATTTACTTTTAAATAATCATCTTCTTGGAAAGATGGTTGTTCGCTAATAAAAGATTTTGCTAAATTAATACCAAAAGTATCAGCACTTCCCCAAGTGGCATGATCAGCTAAATACAATCCTTGAGCTGGAACAGTCTGAGTTCTCCAATTATCTAAAAAATCTATTGTATTTGTGTCGTATTTAACAACACAATTAGCCATAACTTTAAAATCAGGAATTGACCTCTGGTATGCTTCTGGTAACCCATAATCACTACCAGAGACTTTATTGCCTAAAAATATAGCAGGATTTTCTATAGTTAAACCTACTGAATCTAAAATAACATCAGTATCATTAACCATTTTATCATCTGTAAAATGAGATAAGTATCTAAAATTAGTGCTATATGCATTAACTGTACTTGCAGATGATGCTGAAGAAGAAAATGGAGACCTAGTTTGAGCTGTTAAATCAAATGTAAATCTTCCACCATTTTCAGAAGAGTTAGCATTTAGAGTTAGTGAAGTTATTATACAGCCTTTAAGCGTATAGGAAGAATTAAAAGCACTTACTCCTTTAATATGAAAAGCAACAGTATTATGACTCCCACTACTTGTTGCTCCATGAAGAAAAGACACAGGAGCATGATTATATAAAACTTTTACAACATTACTAGCATGTTCTACGCCAGTAGCATTTTCCATTAATATCGGTAGTAATTCTGAGGTTAATACTCCACTTACACTAAACTCATGTACTGCTCCAGCTTCGTGCCTAAGTAAATCTCCTGTATTGACAATTCTACCTTGACTTCCTGCTCTTTGCTCTATTATTCTTAAATCATTGATAGCAGGTAAACTAATTGATTCAACCTCTATTCCTATAAATGTTGATGGTGCAGTTCCTACTGTTGTTTCTTCTGCTATACCAACTGTAAATTCTTTTGGTGAAAACGCTGATGTGTTTGCTGACATTACTTAGACTCCTTTTTTTCTTTTTTTAATGATTTTACTTCTTCTACGAGAGATAGAAGTTTAGTTGGTATGGAATCTACTTCAACTTCCTTACCATTATTTAAGTCATAAATTAGCTGTCTATCCATTCCACTAGGCACGCTTTCCAACTTTCCGTTTTTTGCTTTTATCTTCATATCTCTCCCTTGTTACTTTAAGATATATTTCCTAAAAATAAGCCTTTCCATTCCCATCTGATAACATTAAGTCCTTCTATAGCAGATTCAGCTTCTTGTTTTTCATTAATCCTAGCTGTATCAAATCTACCATTAAAAAAGGTGTTATTTTGATTGTTAAAAAAAAGAGCTTCTATATGTGATGCTTGACGAAGTATATGTTCCCAAGTATCCTTTTTTACTGTTTTTTCTTTAAAAGTATATGATACATCTAAAATATATTCTCTAGTCTCACCTACTGCATCATAACTAATTAAATCTGATCCTACTGGGTTAAGCCTAATTGATTGGCTACCCATATCTTTAAAATCTCCTGTATATACTGGAATACTTCCTGCAAACTCTGCATTTAAAAAAGAACGAATTGTATCCAGTATTTTTGTTTCCCAAATATTAACAAATGTTATAGGCATTATCTACGAGACATCCTTATAGAATATGGCATCCCTGCATCTAGTACAGATTCATTTTTGCCAAAAAACTCTATTTCCCATTTATCATTTAAAGTTGCTGTATCTGCTGTATCTCCTGCAAAGCGAATATCAACTCCACTAGCTAATGTTTGATATTGACCATTGATAACATCTACATAGTCTGCATCTTCGCTGTTATTCATTCTTTCAGCACCTAGATTGTCTCCATCTTTTAACCATACAGAGTATTTAGCAGTTCCTAAAGCTCCTGCTGTTGTGATCTTTACTCCAATACGATCATAAATATCGTGGTATTGACCTCTTGTATCTACAATACGAAGATTACCACTTACGGATATTTCTCTAATTACTCCTTGAGATGAATCACCAGTTACTTGCCAAGATAGTTTCGTACTTCCTTCATTCAACGATAGTATGTTCTTTTCTGACTCTTCAAATAAAGCATCTGCTATTTCAGATGTGGGTTGAGATGCACGAATTAAAAAGCTACACGCTAATAAAGCTGTAGTTCTGACTATAATATAGTCGTAGTTACCATCTTGGTCTTTAAATTGTTCTCTAGGCAGTTTGCCATCTAATCTTGAATCTAAATACTTTCCTGCATTATCAATATAACGAGTCCTTAATGTTTCCCAATCATCTCCAGATTCTATTAAATGATCGTTAGGATTTACTGCATTATCCTCATAAAGCAATACAGAATCATTACCAGCACTATACAACCATTGTTTTGGCTCTGACCATTCTACACCAATATAAATATCAACTCCAGTATTGTGAGTAGCTGTAGTTGTGCCTAAAAATCCTCTTTTTACTGTTAAGGTATTTGAAGATATATTAGTTATTAACATACTTTCATTATCTATCTTGATAATATCTCCATATCCAAATACAGAACCATCAGTTACATCAATAGCTGTTTCAATAATATCAACAGCCTCATCTGTATTAGCAGTAGAGTCTGAGTAATTTTCTACTTTATTGTATGGAGTTAAATCTTCACCATTTTGATATAAGTTGCTTACTAATCCAACATTAAATGCTTCGTAAAGTTTATATCCTCCATGTGAGAATAGTTCTACCCAGCCATATAAAGGAGTTTTAGTATCAAACTCATCTATTGAGGGGAATACATCTTTTAAATCTCTATTTGTGCAATATGCCATATCTCTCCTAATTTATAACTTAAACCTTTTTTATGCAATAGTAATTATCGCCTAATCTAATATTTCTATGTGAACTAAGTCCATAAATGTCTGGTCTTTAGTTTCACCATCACTATCCCAATCTCCACCCCAACGAACTTCAAGATTTAATTGTTTGGCAATACCTCTAATCATGCCACCCATATAATAAAATCTAGTGTTGTCTTTCCAATTGATTGGGTAAGGAGCTAGGTCTACTGCCTTCCCTAACTGATGCTTACTCTTCTTGTTTTTCCCATCTAGCTTACTCTTGCCATCTAAAAAATACTTATATTGAGTTTCCTCTGACCTAACTCCTTCGATAATCGCAACATCCATAATTTTAATTAATTCATTAAGTACATTGACTAGCCTAGAATCTACGCCTTTCAATCTTGCACGACTTCTTTTCCCAAAACGATACATTACTTCTTCTTCTTGCCTTTCATTAACTTTCTTTTCTTCTTTGGCTTTGCTTTACCAAAACCATATCCTTTTCCCTTTGGCATTATGCTCTCCTTACTTTTCTTGCTGTTTTCTTTGTGTACTTCGCTCTCTGCTTACCTTTAGCAGTAGCCTGTCTTTTCTTACGATTCGTGTATGCTTTTTGACTTGGCGTAAGTTTCTTTCTTACTTTCTCTGGTAAGTATCTACCTCTTTTTCTTCTGGGTTTTTTAGCATCGCCTTTAGTAACATATCCCCATTTTTGTTTAGTCCATTTAGATAAAGAGTTTTTTGTAGACTTCCTACCTTTATATCCTCCACCAGCTTTTTTATACCTAGCTGTCGCAATTTGAGCTTTACGAGCAGACCATTGACCTCTTCTACCACCTTTACTCCCAGACTTAACAGAAGATACAATTCTTTTCCATAATGCTGGTTTTGTTTTTGTAGCAGTTTTAGCCATTACCACTTTACCTTATTTGCCCAATAAGCTCCTGAGAGTTTACCCCTAGCTATATTTTTACGATGTCTTGCTTTAAAACTTTTTCTTTTTGCTTTCATTCTAGCAGATTCACCCCTCTTTGGTTTACCTGCTGTTTTTGCTCCCTGCTGTCCAAATCGTATTAATTTGGTTTTACCCCCAGATCGTGCAAGCACAACATGAGACTTTTTTGGATGATTAGGGGTACGCTTTGGTTTATTGTACCCCTTTAATCCAAACCTTGCTAACCTAGAGTCTTTTTTAGCAGGCACTATACACCTAGCTTAGAAAGCAATACTTTTTTAATTACCTTCCACAGAGCTTCTAATATTGCTTTTTCTGTTTTTTCAGATATAATTGGTATATCAACATTCCTATTAATTTCATCAATTAACTCATCTTTTGTTGAATCCCCTAGTAATTCATCTGCTATCATTTTCTTTAACATTATACAAACCTCATTATTATGTTTACGATTATTGGAAAGCTGACTAAAGCTACTCCACCCCATACTTGCACTTTAGCAATATCGGTTTCGTGTTTATCTACTTTACCATTAAGTCTTTCTAAATGTTTTTCTATCCTATTTAATGTAGAATATATATTTCTAAGTCTTTCGTCATGCCTTGTAAGGTGTGTTCTTAAATCTTCATTATTCATTAGTGCCTTCCATTTCCGTTCATACGGCTCATAATACCATCCATTCTTGATAACTGTTTTTCTAAATCACTAATAGCTTCCATTGTCTGTTCATATCGCCTATCTCGTACGGCATCTGATTCATTCCATCTATTAATTAGTTTAATAATCATTCCTTCCATATTGTTAATGCTTTCAGATTGACCTTTGTTTTCTACTTCTAAATTTTTTAAAGACTCTTGCTGTGCTTCTGATTTTTTAGATAAGCTCATTACTAAATAAACAAGTAATGCTCCACATATGCCTATCATTCCAGCTTCGCCATATATTGCCATCATGTCCACTATTTCTTTCTCCTCTTACCCCAACTTAAAGGATTAATATTAAATTCTTTTTCATAAAATGAAATTTTTTCTTCTAATTCTTCTCTTTTTATCTTCTCCTCATGTATATGTTTATCAAGTAAACTTCCAATTTTTGCATTTGCTTCAACCATTTCTGCTTCAAGCTCTTCCAGCCTATCGAGTAATTTATATCCACTCCAACCAATGATTGTAGCAAGTACACAAATTTGTCCAAGCCATTTAAGATTGAGGCTAATGACAGCATTATCATCCACAATGCCACTTCGATAACTCCTAGCAGTTTTAACTTCACTCATGTTCCTTAACTGATTCCCATTGATTATGTGTAAAACACCAGTTATCTGAATCGATTCTTACATTATCTGCATAGAAATGTAAAGTAGAATCTTGATCTAATATTTCTACAAAAGCATACATTGTATCTTTTGGTGATGGTTCAAAATCACCTATTGACCAACCATTGTTACAACTACTCAACATAAGAATAGTTAATAGCGATATTATAACTTGTACTAACAACTTCAAAATCTCCGTTCTTTTTTTTCTTTATTATTTTATTCATCTATCTACCACCTTATTATTTACAATTTTATGGTTTACAATGTCAATACGCCCATGACCATCTGAATGTCTTTTGGCACATTCAGCAACATAGGCTTTTTCAATAGTTTCAAAAGAATTACTTGTTTTTACTATTTCATCATCAACCCAAAGGAAATAGTCTTTGCTATTGGGGTAGGTAACAGTTGTAACTGTTCCATCTGATCTTACAATAGACTTTACCATATTTGGTTTGGTGTTTTTATGAATAACCACATTGTGATCATAGGCACATTGACGGACTATCATTTTACTCTTTTTCCTCAGAGTTTAATGATTCTCTAAGCATATTAATAAACGCTTCTTTACCAACAGCTAGTTGATCAGCTATAAACTGATTGCTATTCTGTTTGTTTTGAATATCGTTTATATGATTTACCATCATCTTTTGCTCGTCAGTCATATCCTCAATGATATATTCTTTATCATCTAAGTTCAAGACTGGCTTCTTTTCTTTTTTTGCCATTATTGACTCCTTGTTTGTTATTTACTTTCTAATTCTTT